CTGCTGTTGCTGAATGGGAAGCAAAGAACGCCTGGATTAACGACACTGGCAGCGAGAAGTATGCCCAGGCTCAAGCAGCATGGGGAATCGCAGCATCAAGAGGGATGGACAATCAAGCAGCCCTGGACTTTGTCGACTCACAGCTTGCTAAGCTATACCCAGAAACCCAACAAGAAGCACCAACAAACCCGCGCAGAGAGGCAGCAACCATGACTGAAACAAGTACAAAGCGTTCACCTCGACAACGGGGCAGCAAAGAATTAACGATGAACGATCTTACCCGGGACGAGGCTAAACAGTGGTCACAGTTCGGTGAGGAGATGTTCGGTGACCAGAAATCATATTTAAAAGCGGTATCAGACGCAAGGAAGGAGGGTTAATCATGCCACGAGGTATCCCAAAAGATCGCGCACCAGATCGCAGCAATGAACATCAATCACGCCCTACTCGTATTCCTATGGGGTCAGGCCATAAACTGAAGGTTCCTGATTCACTGAAGAAAGAAGGCTATCAATACTACTGGGCTATTACTGGTCCTGATCACGCAGGTAAGCTAGCACAGATGGAGGCTGCATGGTGGGAGTTCGCAAAAGATAGCGAAGGTAATAAAGTTGAACAGCAAGCAGGCAAGGGCAACACTCATATCCTGATGTGCATTCCTCAAAAGTACTATGACGAGGATATGGCTGCTCAACAAAAGAAGAACATGGACACTACTCAGACTAATGTTCAAGCCCTGGGAGAGAATGAATATGTTCCTATGGGACAGAGCAAAGTAGTAGAGCGAGAACTGATCTAATTAGTTTTTTAGATTGCAATGTTATATAATAACGAAAACAGGGCTTCAGTCATTGGCTAAGCCCTCACATTAGAATTTTAGCGTTTTATAGGTAGATGCCTATTCAACCCTAGTCAACCACCGTATAGATGTACGAATTGATTAGTTAAATTACCGCCCACTTTGGGCTTATTTTAATTCGTTTATTCGAGGATATATATTATGGCTGGTGGATTTCGCCCCATTCAGGATATTTCTGGTAGTGGTTATACCGGTAAGATCCAAACATTCGCAGTGGCATCTGGTCACTCTACACTTATAGCTGTTGGAGACCTGGCACGTATTACAGGCACCTCTAACGCAGACGGACTAGCAGAAGTTGATACAGCGGCCACAGCTCAGACACTAACTGGGCCAATCGTTGCTATTGACTACGACATTTCCAATCTAGAGCGCAAAGGCTTGGTAGCTGGTACTGCTGGTACTGTTAAAGTTGCTGTTGATCGCGACCTTTTGATGGAAGCTGAAAGTTCTACAACTGTTTGCTGTGAGTCGACAAAGTCCAGGGCTGCTTGATTGTCCATCCCTCTTGATGCTGCGATTCCCCATGCTGCTTGAGCCTGGGCATACTTCTCGCTGCCAGTGTCGTTAATCCAGGCGTTCTTTGCTTCCCATTCAGCAACAGCAGGGTCTTTAGTCGGAGTTGTGACCTCGTCTTCAGCCTTGTTGCTATCGATCTGGGTTTGAATCTTGTCATACTTATCAGTGTCAGCCTCTTCAACTGCTTCGCGCTGCTGTGCCTTAAGATCAGCTAGGGCAGATTTCTGTTGAGCAGAGTGCAGCTTGTTAAGATTAGTGATTCGTTCGTCGTTCTTTGCTACCTCTCGCCGGGTTTCTGCCTTAGCCTCTCTGATCTGGCCTTGCATCTCACCGTAGAGATTGTATTCTCGCGCCGTCTTCCAGTTCTCCGGGTTGCCATCAAACTGATCTTCTGGTCGCCATCCACCGTCCCATGCTTTCTGTTCTGCAGCATTTAACTCTGGTGTTTCTTCTTCCTGATCCTCTACAATATCGTCAGGTAATTGCTCTTCGTCTAGTGCGCCTAGCGCCTCTAATTCTTCAGACATGTCTAGTCCTCTAACTGCTTCTGCAGCATTACTAAAAAGTCACCATGAGCTAATCCCATAATGTCCTGGTCGTTCACGTACCTGTAGTTCTCGTACTGCTTGCCATACTCTTCAGCGCGTGAGAACTTGCCATCGTATCGAGTTGATAGCTCAACGATGTCACCTTCTTTAACTCCCCAATCTGCGGGGGACTCACAACCTGCATAGCCTTTGTATGCAGTAGGACCGAATGCAATGATTCGTGCTAAGTCACGGCCTTTACGCTCTCTTTCAGCTTCGTTAGTGCTCGATAGAACAATTCCAAAGTCTGATTTAATCTGAACAGGGATGATCTCGACTAATACATTGTAGCCTAGTGGCTTAACTGGGATGCTCATTAAGAATCTCCCTCAAGCTGATCAACAGCCTCTACCCATGCAAAGCAACCATTTGAGAAGCCGATACTCTCTGCGGTCCTCATACCTGTTTCGTCGCATGTTCCCATGATAGCAATCTGACCAAGGGAATCTACACCAGCTTCTGCTAGCTTTTTCTGTATTGCTTTTGTGACCGGGTTTGCTTTCCAGTCTTGAATATCTGCTTTAGATATTGTCATCGTTTGTCAGCTCCTGTGGCTGTTGTAGTTGCTGCAAAGCTTGCTCGTTCTGCAGTTGTTGTGCGTCAATTTGACCTGGCGCGGTGTACTTTGATATTTGATTTTTTACATCTTCTGTCTCAGCTTTCTCTAGAGTCAGGAGAACATTTGCTTCATTCAAAGCTGTCTTTGAATTCTTTTCGTCTAATGTTCCAGCCAGTTCAGCATCCTCTCTTGCTGTCTGTCTAGCTAATGCCTCAGCCTGTGCCCCGGCAAGCATATCTAGTCTGCCCTGTTCATCAGTAATCAAAGCTTCTAGCTGTGGGTTTCTAGTCAACAACTCGGTCAACTGCTCCTCTGGAGTTTTCTCTGGGAATACTTCATCAGTTACAGTCGAGCCAATAGTTTCAAGGAACGATCTGTATAGTGGTGCTGCGTTACCGCCAACCATAGCAAGCTTATCTGCTATCTGAACCTCTGCGTTGGCCATGATAATACGTTGTGTCTTAGTGGCAATCTCTGGGTTAGCAGTCGGGACTATATCCATACCTCTAAGATTAAAATCAACCTCGAAGTTAGCTTCCGGATTGTCTAATATCTCAGTGTATTGTGCTGGGTCGACAAACTTAGCATTCAATTCAAACAGCTTGCGGAACTCTGAGGACATTGAGCGGTAGATACGTTTAACAATGGCGCCAGTGCCCTGCATCTGCTCATCAATCATGGCTAGAGTCGTTCCAACCGGAGCGCTTGCACCTAATGCACCTTTAAGGTCTGCTGATGCTGCTAGTTCTTGTGTGTTCGTCACCATGAACTGCATCAATGACAATAGTGTTGCGCTTGGCTCTTTGAATGGCAGAGGTTTAACACCGTTCTGTAAGTCCTGTGCACTAATTCCTGTTTGCTTCCACTCTCCAGGCTTGAAGCTAGTGTCACCCATTTTACGGCGGAATCCTTTAGCTAGCCATCCTCCCTGAAGGTTAGAAAGTGTTGCTGCGTCGACCAGTTGGTTAGTGGTGGTGTTGATACCTGAGACAATAGCGCTTAGTAAATGAGTATAACCAACGTCTAAGAACCCACCTTGAGGGTCACGAATGAATCCATACTTAGTGACGTTCTCTTCAGCTTTGATGCGTACAATCTCATCGCCTTTGACTTGTACATCTTTCAGCTCAAACCTTGGCATGATCCGAACAATAACACCTGTCGATTCTTGGAATACGAATGTATAAGGCTCTTCGTATCCATCATCATCCAGGTCATACCAACCGTCTTGCTCGATGAATGAAGTGAAGTTATCTGATTCTGATTCGCTGTCTGTCTCTTCGACTCTGTCGCCTAGCTGTAGATCAACCTCGCGCCATATACCTAAACGCTGCTTCTCGATGATCTCGTTCTCAGTGAAGTCATGTAGCTCAGAGAATCTACGCAATCGGCTGATCGAGTCAACGTCATTACTGACTGCAAAATTAGGATAGGTTATTAGCTTGGAGTTGTTACGCCCTAGCTCTGCATCAAAGAATGTCTTCTTAAATACTGTGCCGGCATAGGGTAGATCATAGATCATCTTCTCATGCTCTTCACGCCACTCTGGCATTTCAATATTCAGCTGCCAGTTTTGGAATTCAGATACTCTCTCGCCACGCTCAAACTTTAGGTTTTCTGGATCATCACCGATAACCTTAATCTTTAGGATCTCATAGCTACGTAGTAATTCAGCAGAAGCCCGGTCGCTAAACTTAAGCGCCGCTTTCATTAGCTCAGGCGATTTGAAGTTAGCAGCATTATCCCAAGGGGTAGACTTGCTGTGAGTCTCTTGCTTAACAAGATCAAGGCCAAACTCTACTAGCTCTGACCATTGCTCCATCGAGTCAAAGTCTGAATCATAGCCTTCCTTAGCTGACCGACCTACCTTCATCAACAGGTCATCATCAAACATATCAGCCACGTTAGCCTTTGGTACGCTCTGATCATTGCTACCGTCGAACATGTTAGTCAGCAGGTCTAAGCCTTCTAACTCTAGCTGCTCTTCGTCGCGCTCATCTTCTTCATGAGTGTTGTGCCCGGTATTATGCCCAGTAGCTTCTTCCTGAGCTTCCATTGTCTTGAGTCTGTTTACGCCGCTTTTAAGTGCCATTCTAGTATCCCATTGGTCCAGATGACTCTGTAAAATCATCATCATAATCTTCAAAATCGTTAGCAGAGTTTACCACATAACCCCCTGCAAATCCTAAAGCTAGGTATTGCTCAGCGTCTGCCGGGTGCGAGTATTTGTTCTTGTCGGGCACATCTCTATACCGTTCTTCGCCGCCCACCTTAATCCGTTTGTATTGGTATCCGCCTATCTTGCCCTTGCGTATCATTGGGCATTTACGGCTAACTTGATATCCAGGCTCACCGTCGACAAGCTTAATTAAGTATGAGTTGACTGCTTCAATTCGTTTAGCTGGATTGTTAGTGGGTGCTGGTTCAGTCTCAAACCCCATGTTGAGAGCCTGGAGAATATCGCCATCATCGTTGTCAATGTAGTCATCATTAAGAAAGCCCATTGCGCTCTTGGCATCACTCTCGCCCCGGTAGCTTGCTGACTCATCGATATAACTAAATGCTATCTCTATGCCGTAGAAGTTACGCTGCAGGAATGGCTTAACAATGTCCCTGGCAAACTGTCTAACACCCATATCCTCAGATACTAGCTCAGCAATAATCCTAAGCTGGCCGCGTTTAGTCTGCTGTCCAATAACAACAGTGGGAGTTAGTCCTCCATCCCAGCCTAATCCTATTGGCAAGTCTTCAATAACACCTAAAGGTTTCTCTGGACAGTGCAATCTGTCGTTGTACTGTGGATATACAGGCTTACCGTCTACCAGTGTTCCGTAGTTACCCATCACCATGACATTGATATGATCTTCAGTGTTACCCGCTACCATGTCTAGATAGTACTGATAGCCTCCAGGAAGGTAATCAATGTTCTCCGCGTCTGGGTTAGGCTTATACTCGCCTTCTGCAATCTTAATCAGTGGAGAGGGACCACGAAAGAATCCGAACAATTCCGCCACACCTTTCTTAGATGCTGGTGAAGTGTTGGATCTTAAGCAACCTTCCTCTGCCAGTTGATACCACCAGTGGTCATCTTCTGGTGGGTTAGTATCCATTATTACAGCCTTACGAGTACAGGGCTGATATTGCCCGTTAGCATCCCGTGGTGCCTTATAGCTGCCTTTGTCTGTGTATCCGTCTATCTGCGAGGGGTAGCGTCCTATTCTCTCTCTAGCGCCCTTTACTACAGCATAAGGTAACTCTCTAGTCTCATTAAGGAATACGCCTGATACCTCTAGTGATAGAAGCTTTCGTACATCATCAGGTCTATCGAGTGCCAAGAATATAAACTTACAGCTTACCCGGGTGCCATCAGATAAAGGATAATCCAACTGTCCCCGCATAGGCTTCTTGTTGATTGCACATATATCGTGGGGTATCCACTGGATAAACGTCTCGAGCGTGGTTGTCTCAAGCATGTCGTAAGTGTTACGAATGATAGCCCACTTGCTTAAACGTATGCCGTCACAGTTAGGCTCCTGCATTACACAGAGTCTGTGCATCTCGTTGATGCAGGTAACTGACTTGCCATTACCTACCGGACCAAGAAAGCCACGGACAACTTTGTTTGATTGATGGAACTTAGCGCCAGTGACTGAGGCTACATAGTTAATCTGTTTAATTCTTGCCACCAAAGCTCATGTTAAATTGCACTCCCTCTGGTGCTGTGTGTTCTAGCTTCTGCTTGTTAGTATCAAATCCGCCTGTGTGATCAGACAAAGCTTTCCAAGCTGCTACACGCGCTGATTGAGTGCATCCTTCACCATTTGCTGTGGCTTCTAGTAAAAGCCCATTAAGCACCATTTCTAGCGTTACAATGGCTCTTTCTGCGGCTTCTTCAGTGTTTTTAAGTAACTCAGGGGCTATTAAGGGGTGTTCGTCTAGTTTTGATATCTCTTTTGATATGCTATTACAGTTCATTCCTTTAGCTGAATACGCAGCCTTGTAAGCGTCCTGTGGCTCCATTCCCTTAACTCTGTTGTTCTTGTATGCCTCTTGCTTGTCTGTCAACTTTCTAGCCATTACTCGACATCCCCATACACCATCCATTGAATGCAGCTATAGAAATAAAAGCAGCCTCATAATATGGGTTGCTAGTCATCACTACGCTATACATCATCAGAGCTACTACTCCAACAGGGATAATAATGCCTATCTCTATGTTATCCATTATCCATCCCTCTCGCTATAGCTATAAACCAGACTCCAGTTATCACTGTTATAAGAACGCAAATTATAGGAAGACCTATATATACATCAGTACTCATACACGCTCCCATGAAAACTTAAATACCGCTTTATCAGGATCTTGTGTTTTGGTTATCTTGTAGCCAGGAATGTAGTCTAATTTGGTATAGCCGCTTACTGGGCCGAATGCAGATTTGATTTTGATTTTTGCTAAGTATGCAGGAGGCATTTTTGTATCTGAAATTTCTTCGAAGCTAATGATAACCGATCCGGAATCTCTAACTGCTTGAGCGGCACCTTCTATCTTCTCAGATAGTATTAAAGATGGGATAGTAAATATATGTGAGGTCTCTGACTCTGTAGTCATAATATAGCCCTTCTAAGCTAATTTGATAATATAACACCGATCTGTTCGGCGTTAATCTACAGTAATTATACCACACTTTGATACTGAGGGCATATCGGTTAAAATATAGACGCCTATTTCGGGCTTAATCTGGAGAATACCTTAATGAAAATCTTAATTGCACTAATCCTGTCCACCCTCCCTTTCGCTTCCTTTGTCCAAGCATTTGAAATCAATACTAAAATTGGTTCATCTGTTTCGGTAACGTCTGGGGTTAGTAAGTATCAAGCATCTGGCACTGTTAAAACTATCAGTGATTCTAGCCGTGGTATTTACAGTTATGATGCGAATATCTTAACAGTTGGCTCTGTTGTGAAACACTCTACTGAAACTGTTAATGTTAATCAGGTAGGTACTACTCTATCTTCTGGAGGTTATGATACTTGGTATGCAGGTATTGAGCATGGCAATATTGAGATTGGTGGTTCTGTTAGTGTAGGCGGTGAGCATACTGTATCTCATTCTAATGACTACTCAGTTATTAATACTTTCGGCACTGATACCACTAGCACAACTCAAAAATTGTTTGGTATTTGGACTGTTGGATCATCCAATGAAGTTGTTCTTACAAATACATCTGTTCAAATGAATAACTATGCCATGGTTGATACTACTGGCTCTTGGATATCTACATCTAAATACATCAAGTAATTAATCTGGGGGCTTTCGGGTCCCCATCGAGGTTCTATGAAATATCTATTGTTATGTCTTCTCTTCACTCCCCTGGCCTTTGCTGATACGAATGGGACCACTACCAGCACATCAACTCTAAACTCTGTCGCTAACACCAATGCTCCTACCTTCGTTACCCCAATGACTATGGGTGGTGGTGATGTCTTACCAACTCACAATACTTTAACCATGACCTCTGCCACTTGTGCGACTAACCAATTCATTGTTGAGGGTGTTAATACTAATGCCGGGCTTCGTGGATCGGGTGCGCCTAAGATCGGTAATTATGGCAATGCCTTTGGTATGAAGCTAGTTATTCCCTTCGGTGATGATGGTGCTTGTCTAAAGCGGTCTAAACTCATTAATAAAAGTGCTGAGTTAGAATATGCTCGCAATACTCATAACCTATGCCTTGGGTCGGCTCAGTCGTTTAAGAATGCAGAAGTGTTTTTAGATGATGAGTACTATGAGGCTTATCCAGATATGAGAGTTTGTCGTAAGATCTTTGTGTTAACAGGGATTAGCTTTAAGATTCAATAAATGCCCGGTAGGTGCCCAGACATAGTTTAGCGGTCTGGGACTTGCCCTACCAGGACAGCGGTTAGCTTACACCATTCCCTCTTCAATTACCTCTGGTTTTAATACGTTATACACTGCTGTAGCCTGGGATCTGGTCATTAATACTCCCTGCTCTGTATTGTGGGTCATCAATAGGTTTATCAAGTCTTCAGTGGTGTACTCTGGCTCTCCCTCTGCGTTTATTCCTGTTACGTCTATAGGGCTAACCGGGTTGTCTACTGAGCATGTAACAAGTCTTATATTATACCCCTTCTCACCCTCTTTATAGAAGTGGGATGCGCCGGGGTGTCTAGCTAGTAACTCCTCTAGTTCGGGTGATTCAGGTAGCTTAAGGCCATCTGGTTTAGTGTTACTGTTGTGTGATGCCCATAGCTTGTTATTCATTATGCTTTCTCTAGTAGCTGTTTAAGGGATGGTTTATCTAGTGTTGCGTTGACATTTCCTGCTCTACGCTTGAATAATTGAGTACCATCCACGCTTTGATTAATATCTCTAGTGTATTTACCAATAGTTGTTATATCGTTAGCGCTTCCATCATTAACCGCCAAATCACCACTTAACGCCACGCAATTTCCTGATAGCCTCATGACATCAGGCTGACTTCCAGAGCTAATAAGCCTAAGAGCACTCAACGCACCTGACCCCGTTAGCGTCCATTGATTGCTAGCAAAAGCCCACTCACCCCCTATGCTACTAGGAGTCTCCCACACTGCTTGTGTAATTAACTCAACCCCCAGATAATCCCCATTACTCTGCAACGTGAATAGATCTGATTCGGATATGTTAATAGCTGTGCCGTTCTGTCCATTACCTGAGCTGTCAATTATAGTACTGCCGTTAGCTAGGTTCTCGTTTATCTTATATGAGCGGATTAGAGTGCCAGCGTCATCTATTCCGATGTTGGCTAGTATTCCATTAAAACCAAAACCAGCGCCTCCATATTGACCGACTAGATCAAATGTAACATTACCAGCAACTACTCCAGAGCCGACGCTCGTATCTTCAATAAAAAATTCTACCGTTGAGGCTGTTCTAATACAGCGGCCCTTGACTAATCTGTTAAGCTGAAAAACTCCGGTCGCAGTCTGGAAACTTCCCCCCACATCATCTCTAAGCCTTAGGGCTTGGCCTGATACTACTGATAAAAATGTATTAGAGGTGGCTGTATTTCCGAGAACCATTTGAAAAGTAGAGTTATCTCCAGTATAGAACTCAAACGGGATATCAAAATCCCCAGTAAGCGTCACAGCAGGAATCGTATAGTGCATTGACCCACTAGCTACCAAGGGGGTGAAATACCTCTGAGATGGGCTTAGAATTGCCTTTAACACACCACTTGTGATCGGCCTGAGTACGGTTCTTAATACGGACATAATCCACACCAAATAATTAATTTATTGCGATATTATAGCACGTTAAGAGCGCTAGCAATACTCAGTACTAATGCGGCCTTTGTGCCAATCATCGTCTAATATGTGCAGTGCTTCATGTAAATAGCAGTCTGGGTAATTGTCCCGTATTAGGATGATAGTGTGGAGGTCTAGCTTCTCATCATAGACGTGTAATCCCTCGTAGTCTTCTGGGAGGGTGTCGACAAACTTAACCTGGAATCGGAATATCTTACCGTCTATGTCGGGTATAGGGAGAGGAGTTGTGCAGGCGGTTAACAGTAGGATTAAGGGGAAGTATCTCATTCCCCATTATATCACTTTCGTTATTTAAAGTTTTCTATAGCTGTGTTAGCTATTCTTAATTCCCCTCCATGAAACACTAGGCCACGTTTGCAGGCTTCTTTGATCTCACCCTCGCTAATATCTCTCTCTGCTCTTAGTCGCTCTATAGCAGCTGTGTGTGTTGCTTGCTTGCCTGTCCAGTATTCAATCATTGATCAAGCTCCATACCACGCACAAAACCTACCTGCACTAATCGTCTAACCTCGCTTAGTAGCTCATCCCTGGCTGCTACATGGGATTGACCTTGATCACCTCCTCCTCGATTAAACAGTGTGCTTACTGCATGTAAATCAGCATCGGTTATTTCAAGCTTAGTGGTAGTTACAGTTTTCATGTTAGATCCTCTGGGTTTAGTTTAAAGTGCCTTGCGATTGCTATAGCGTCAGACTTTTCTAAATGTACCTGCTCATCTTCACCGGACAAATAAGCATCCAGTATTAAATAATTATCTAATGGTAGTGAGCCGGTTATATCGACATCACTCCACTCATGCT